AGCTGAAGCTACACTATTCTTTCTTCTTGATGACGGTCATTTAGGAGGAGGATCCTCGGCTGGACTCGACTTGGTTGTAGGTACTAAAGGATATGAAGTAAAAGCTGGTGATTACAGTGCTCCTCGAGGTGAACAAAAAAAGTACTTTAAGAATTTTAAACTGGGTGGTACAGTGCCTTTAGATAAAATTGTATCTAAAGCATTTAGATTAAGAGATGCTGACTCTAGAATTAAAAGTTTAGCCACTGAAAAAAACGGCGTAAGTAGTGCTCAGATTAAAGCTATTATGCAAAATGATGCATTAGCTTCACAATGGAAAAAAGATGTTGAAACTCCTTACATTAAATTAGCACATAGTTACTTAACAAAGAATGACTTGATATGTATGATAAACACTACACCCGCAGCACAAAAAGGTGAATGTTTATATATCGGTAAACCAAGATTAAATCAAGTTCATTTAGATGTAATTACTCAAGGAACAATTAAACCTAAGTTGGACGTATAATGGCACAGTATTCAGTAAGTAGAAAAGATCACTTTAACGCCGCTAATAATGATTTGCATGAAGTCATGATGTTGGCTAGAAAAGATGGTACTGTTAATAACGGTGCTAATCCAGCCGGAATGGCTGTTGATGCATTCGGTAGAGCAAGAGTGTCTATGCCTCTTACCTTGTTTGATTCATCACATCGATTTGCAGATAATGATTTATTTACTGAAGATACCACCGGCGATGGGGCATCTGCCTTCGATGCGAATGAAGGCCTTGTTAATATGACTGTCGGCACTGCATCTGGTGCTGAGATTATTAGAGAAACAAATAAAGTTTTCTCTTATCAGCCAGGTAAATCTTTACAAAATCTTAACACATTTGTATTTGAACCAGCAAAAGCCAATCTTAGACAGAGAGTTGGCTATTTTGGGGAAAAGAACGGTATTTACTTAGAACTAGATGGAACAGATGCTTATGTGGTTGAAAGATCTTTTGTTACTGGTTCAACAGTCAATACTCGAATTGCGCAAAGCGATTGGAATATAGATCCACTAGATGGAACTGGAATATCAGGAGTCACTCTTGATTTGTCAAAAGCCCAGATTCAGTTTATTGATATTGAATGGCTAGGATTAGGAACAGTCAGAACCGGATTTGTTATTAATGGAGAATATATCCATTGTCATTCATTCCACCATGCAAATATTAATAACACGACCTATATTACAACCGCATCACTGCCATTAAGATATGAACTGACAAACACTGGCCTGACTGCAACAGCATCTACAATGAAACAGGTATGTAGTACTGTTATTTCAGAAGGTGGATATGAGTTAGGAGGCAGGCAGCAGGCAGTTGAGACTCCTATTTCAACACCAAGAGATTTAACAGTTGCAGCCACTTACTATCCAGTCATTTCGATAAGATTAAAAAGTACACCAGATAGACTCGACGCTATCGTTATTCTAACAGCATTAAGTATATTAGGTGTAGGTAATAATGGATATTTTAATTGGAGAGTTATTGCGGGTGGCGATACAACCGGTGGTACATGGACAAGTGCAGATGCAAACTCTGCTGTAGAATATAATTTAGGTGGTACATCATTCTCATTTACCGGTTCACGAACTCTTGCAAGTGGATTTATTGCATCGACTACACAATCCGCCGGTTCTATTGATATTCTAAAGGAAGCACTTTTTAAATTCCAACTTGAAAGAGACACCTTTGCCTCTAAAGCAGAAGAGCTTACACTGGTTGTTGCTGCAAAAACCTCAGGCGATGATGTATATGCATCTCTCGATTGGGAGGAAATTACAAGATAATGAAGTCGTTTAGCAATTTTATTACCGAACAAAAGAATACTCATATGACTCACATCGAGGATAAGGTTATCTATGGTGGTGTCAAAGGGACGCGTGAAGCAATCCTCGCATTGCGTTCTTTACGAGATACATTAGGAGGTGTACATGAAGGTTCTATCTCTGTTAAATGGGATGGTGCGCCGGCTGTTTTCGCCGGTACTGATCCAAGAGACGGCAAATTTTTTGTTGCTAAGAAGGGGATTTTTAATAAATCACCAAAAATCTATAAGACTGATGCTGATATCGATGCTGATACTAGCGGCGATCTTAATGCAAAACTAAAGCAAGCTCTTCGTTATTTACCTGCACTCGGAATTAAAGGAGTGATTCAAGGTGACTTCTTATATGGTCCAGGTGACGTAAAAACAGAAAGAATCAAAGGAAAGAACTATGTTACTTTTCACCCTAACACAATTGTTTATGCGGTGCCTGCAGGCACGGAAATGGCCAAGGAGATCAAAGCAAGCAAAATAGGAATTGTTTGGCATACCGCATATACAGGTAATACATTCGAAACGATGAAAGCATCATATAATTTTGATGCATCATCATTAAAAAAATCAAAACAAGTCTGGTCACAAGACGCATTATTGAAAGACCTGACTAAATTTACTATGTCAGCATCAGATACGGAGGAAGTTAATGGATATCTTAGTGAAGCTGGTAAAATCTTTAATTCAATTGCTTCAACAACTCTTAAACAGCTTGAAGCAAATTCTGACCTTAACAAAACAATTGAGACTTTTAATAACAGCTATGTTAGGCGTGGCGAAGTCATTATGGACACAAGTGCTCATGTTGAAAAACTCATTCGTTACATTCGTCAAAAGTTTCAAAAAGAAATAGACTCAAGAAAAACTGAAGCTGGTAAGTCTACACAGCGCGGAAAAATGAACGAACTGCTTAAATTCTTCTCAAAAGAAAATAAAGTGAATCTTAAAAAAATATTTGATTTACAAAAAATGCTTGTTCTAGCGAAATTAAAACTTATAAATATACTTGATAAGTTAAACAGTTCAAAAACTTTCTTAAAAACTCGTAGAGGATATCGAGTAACTGGTCAAGAGGGTTATGTAGCTGTAGATAAACTTGGTGGTGATGCGGTTAAGATTGTTGATCGAATGGAATTTTCATTCGCCAACTTTAGCCCGAGTATATTAAAAGGATGGGATAAACCGGGGAGAAACTAATGGCTAAGCCAATAGACTTTAAACACTTTATGACGGTCGACTACAAACCTGGTAGTGACGACCTTATCAAATACATGGCACAAAAGCGTAAGCGCTCTTCATCAACTGGTGAAGGTGGACCTGTTGGTGAGGAACAGGAAAACGAAGCGCTGAACCTGCAGCAGCGTATGAAACGCTCTCGTATGATGAAGAAGATGAAATCGCGAATCAAGATTGGTCGTGAAAGAGCAAAGCGTAAAATGGCTTCGAAAGAAAAACTCGATAAGAGATCAATGCGTGCAGCACGTAATGCTATTGTTAAGAAGATCACCAAAGATATTCCTAAGTCTGAATTATCATTTGCACGTAAACAAGAAATTGAAAAAAGATTAGATAAGCCAGCCGTCAAGGCAAGAATTAAAAGACTTGCAAAGCGCATGTTCCCGAAGATTCGTAAGGCTGAAGTACAGAGGAAAAAAGGTTGATCAGTTCCTTTAAAAATTACTTAGTCGAAGAAACTAAGGTAGTTTATTTTACATTTGGTAGAATGAACCCACCAACTATTGGTCATGAGAAGCTTTTAACTAAACTCGCATCAAGTGCGAAAGCGATGCCATATAGAGTTTATCTCTCTCAATCTCAAGATTCTAAGAAAAATCCATTACAATATAAAGAAAAAGTCAAATTTGCTCGTAAGATGTTTCCGAAGCATGCACGGCAAATCATGCTTGACGCCAAAATCAAGAGTGTGTTTGACGTAATGGTTAAGTTATATGATGAAGGATTTAAAAGAGCTATTATGGTTGTCGGCTCTGATCGTGTAAGAGAATTTGATGTCTTACTGAACAAGTATAACGGTCAAAAAGGAAGACATGGATTTTATAACTTTGAAAAAATTCAAGTCATTTCTGCAGGTGAGCGTGATCCAGATGCGGATGATGTTTCTGGTATGTCTGCATCAAAGATGAGAGACGCCGCAAGTGATGACGACTTTACTAAATTTTCACAAGGAATGCCTAGAGCTATTTCAAATGCAGACACTCGAGCCATTTATAATTCAGTACGTAAAGGTCTAGGTTTAAAAGAACAAAAAGAATTTAAAAATCATTTGCAGCTAAATTCTGTATCTGAAACAAGAGAAGCATATGTTTCCGGCAGTTTATATAATGTAGGTGATAAAGTTATCATTAAAGAAACTAGCGAAGTTGCTGAAATTAAAGTACTCGGTCCTAATTATGTTATTGTTGAATCTCAAAGTCTTGTACAAACAAGGCGCTGGTTAGATTCGATAGAAGTAATTGAAGACTATTATAAAGGTCTTTCTAAATCAACTAAAGATAAAAGAAAAGCACACTTTAAGAAATATGGTGATAAGCCTGACAATGATCGATCAGCTTATAAACCTGCACCTGGAGATGCAAGAGCAAAAACTAAGCCGAGTAAACATACACTGAAATTTAGAAAAATGTATGGTGAAGATATCGGTGCAGCTAAAGAGCGAATTGCAAGACAAAAAGAAGTAGAGAAAAGAAGAGACGCGGCAGACGCAAAGAGACAAGATCGAATTATGGATCGTGCACGTTTAGCAGCAGCTCGCAGAAAAAACAGGAACTCACAACCATGATGAAATTTAGTCAATATATTTCTGAAGATGCGACGAAGGGCTTGGCTGCTAAAGCAAAAAAGTCTGGTATCTCTATAGGAACTCTTCGTAAAGTTTATAATCGGGGAATGGCCGCCTGGAAAACTGGTCATAGGCCTGGTACAACACCTCAACAATGGGGTATGGCTAGAGTTAATTCATATATCACCAAAGGTAAGGGTACTTACCATGGCGCAGACAAAGATTTAAGAGGTAAGTAATGTCTAATAAAGAGTTATGGGAAGGATTTGTATCAGCTGCTCAGCGTAAAGCAGTTTGGGCATCCAAAGCTGATGGTGGTAAAGGTCATCCCGACAATAAAAAGAAAAAATCTAAAAAAGAAGATGTGGCTACTGAAGAAGGCTACTCATCTTATGCTCAGCAAAAAGCTGTATGGGCATCAAGAGCTGATAAGAAAAAAGGTAAAAACGAAGCCAAGGTAGAATGTCCTAAGTGTGATGGTAAGGGTTGTGATCATTGCGATAATAAAGGCTATCACATCGAATCTGTAGAAGTTTCTGAAAAACATGTGTATCGTTTTTCAACTAAGACAAAACAAGGAAACATTCGTCATTCCTCTAAAGATGATGCAGGTGCTAAAAAGGCTATTGAAAAGAAAACCGGAGAAAAAGTACAAAGCATGACTTATAGAGGTCCGGTGTCAGGCATGCCTACTAGACGTGAAGATTCAGATGCAGTCAAAGCATTCCTTGCAAAGGGTGGTAAGATCAAAAAGCTTCCTCCTGCAAAGGCACAAGGTTATCACGGTAAAGATGATCCAGGTAAAGATGTTAAAGGTGTAATAGATAGACCTGATACAAAA